GTGTTGTGACATCAAAGCCTTGTTTTGGTGATGTTCCTACATTGTAGTTTAAGATGCTTGGAGGTGTATGCTTTGTTTGAAAATTACTATAAACAACTCTATTGCTTATAACTTCCTGGCCCAACGCTTTTACAGGTACTTTATCATACACCCTGGTAAGTTGGTCTTCAGGTAATGTTCTAAAAGGTTTTGTACCAGAATACACATATTGGAATGTGTTTGTTTGTGGAGATACAAATGGACTAGTTTGAGCTTTTATTTCAGCTGCAGATATAGTATCCACAACCAATACAGAAGCTCCATCAGACTCTTTAAACAATATCTCTATTTCCGTTATTTTAAAGTAATCCGTAGTATTTAACAAGGTTGTTGCTGGAAACGCAGGATCACCATTAACAGGCATGTCAATAAGCAAAGTTAGCTCATTAACCTTATTTTCCATAAAGTCAACTATAGTGCTTCTATACGCAGCTGACATATCGTTGTTATCAACATCTCCTGTAGCGTCATTCTGATCTGGAAAAAGAAAATAACCGTCTTGTTGAGGTATAAAGCATTCTTGAGTAAACGGAGCAAACACAGAGTACTCACCGTCATCAAACTTAAACCTATAGCTAAATCTTACAAATTTAGCCTCTAAGTAATCTGGATCTCCTCTATATACTGAGTCGTAGTAAGGGTTATTAGTTGTACCATCAGGTAATTGCTGACTAACAACATCTTGCATTGTGGTTTGATAACCTCCCACTCCAAGCCCAGTAAATGGTGCTGGAAAATTTGCAGCTATATTTGCCGTTACTTCTTCCCAAAGTATAGGCGCGTTGTACGGCATATACTTAGCTACACTAATAGTATCTTCTATAACATAATAGTNAACACTNTTTAGCGCAGATTCTANGTTTATTTTTCTAGGTTGGTTTCTATTGTCAGTCCAAAACAATAANTGCTCTAGTAAGTTAACGCCATATATTGGCGCTCCTTCCCAAAAGTTTAAATAAGCTCCCTGTACCAACACGCTATTTTGTGTCGCTACTCCTTGTGATATAACAGATCTAACTATAAAGTTAGAAGCTAAAGGCTTGTATTGACCATTTGTATTATTGATCAATTTATTGTCTGTTAAAAAGAAAAACACACAAGAGTTGGCTTCAGACACTAGGTAACCAATACACACTACATTAGCATTACTTGTTACTGCTGAGAAATCAACAAGTGTATTATTCCCTAAAACATTTTCTAGCGCGCCAACGTCCGAAGACTCTGACTTACTGACCTGTATATTTAATGCGTTTCTATATTCACCCTGTGGTAACAAGCGATCATCAAGATCCTTATTCATTTTGGATTTTATAAAAACATTTTTAAACTCTGCCATTTAATTTTAGTGTTTTATCCATTTAGACTTACCTCTCATAACTTGCACTATTTCACCAAGCTTAATGTTAGACAATCTTATTTTTGCATTTCTTAATTTAGAGCTAGCCTCTCTTTTCAGCCTGTTTATTATATACTCAGGTTGATTAATTCTACTCGCTAATACAGCATGTGATAGGTAAGCATATAAGGCATCTTCTGCTAACTTAGGTATTCTACTATCCATATCGTAAGCTAAGCCATCAGAGATGTACTCTAGTATTATTAGCCTATTAACTAAATTACTTGAAAAAGATATTTTACCTTCTCTGTCGTTCATGTTGAACCAGCCGTTAACTTGAGCGTATTGTGGGTCAATTCCATATAGTTGACCATGACCTGAGTTCCAGTAGCCACCATAGCCCCAGTCAAATTCAGCCCAGTCTACGCTAGCGTTAAATTCCCCTCCTAGCATATTGTTTGTTCTCCATCTTTCCTCTGTTATCGATGTTCCTTGTATGTTTTGACCAAAGTTATCTTGAGTTGGAACACCTTCGGAATCTTGTACCGGTGCTCTATAAGGAGAGTCTGTTAGATTGTTTGCTGGATATATTATTCTTTGCACACCAGACATATCAATCCATGACATGCGAACATAATTAACATAATCCTGAGGTATGACAACACTAAGATTAGGTGGTATTGTCAGTTCTTGGGACTTAATACTTTTTAGAGTATCATAACTAAACTCTTGTAAAGCACGTTTTGCGTGAAATATTAAATCAGTTCTCTTTACACTTGGTATTAATTTACCCGCTCCTACATATGCAACTATAAAATTGTTAACTACATCATTCAAAGTTACGTACTCATAACTACCATAGTTTTGCTCTGTGGTATTACCATATGCGTTCCTGTTCCCGTAACTTCCGCCATCTAATCTTTTTAGCTGGCATACTAACACATTATTTTGAGGAAGTGCTACAAGTAGTTTTACAGTGTTACCGGTTATAGTGTATGATGCTATATATTCTGTATAAGTTATACCATCAGCACTGCTATATAGCTTAAAATTGTTTAAAGCGTAGTCTACTTCTGTAGGATCAAAAGACCCAAACACTAGATTGGTGTCAAAAGTAAATGTAAAATCAGTTTGACCTAAAGCATTTTCAACCGTAAACCCTTGAGCTCCAGCGTAGTATTGTTGATTAGTTTCGTTTATAACTCCCATCTATTAGCTTTTTTTATTTACTTCTTTTCCTTGAACTTGTTGCGCGGCTATTTGAACTATAGAAGGATCTTGTATTATTATACCAGCATAGGCTAGTACTCTTAATATAATGTTAACTTGTTCTGATTCGTGTAATTCAAAATCTCTAGATCCTGTGCCTAAACTAGGATCAAAGTAATTACCGTTAAATATGTATTGACCTCTACCAGCCGTTGTAAAGCCCCATATAGGTGAAATAGGTTTTCTTATGTAATCAACCTCTATATTACTTGTTATACTGGTTGGATTTATATATATTACGTTCTGCAAGTGGCTATTTATAGTTGAACCAGCATTGTTTACATTACCTCTATTTTCGTATAAATACGTAGGAAAACTTTTTGTTGCTTTTGTTAAAGGAGATCTTTCTATGTTGTAGAAATCTGTTCTAGATAATCTTTGTAGTTCTATTTGATTACCTCTATCGTCTTTGTATATTGCAGTACCTAATCTGTAAAAATCTACAGTAGCTCCGTACTTGTCTACGGTTGGTAAAGTAAAATATGCTAGACCTGGGTTACTCGTGTTATCGTATACAGCGGACCCAAATGTTTTAAATATAGCTAACTTTTCGTCAAGATTCATTATCCTGTCAGCGTAGTCAACATCCGCTTGTGGCACTCTTAATTGCTGGTTTAAGTCTTCAAAGTATTTCTCAAATATATCTAATTGAACTTGAGTACCTACCTCATTAAATTCAGCAGGGGTTAAATAACCTCTTTGCTCTTTATTTATTATAGACAATACTGTTTGATATACAGTGTTTACGTTTACAGCCATACTTGTTTAAATTATAATACACTAGGGTACCATTAATATGATACCCTAATATATTAGTATCACTTGTTTATACTCTTTTTTCTATAGATTTATAAACCTCTACACCTTCATCTGTTTTAAACCACGCAGCTAGTGCTGAGTATGGGTTTTCGTCAAATGGTACAGTGAATAGTTTTCTGTCATTTGAACTCCAGTGAAAAGTTCTTTGATCTTGTGACAGGTTAATTATTTGAGCTTCAATAGCTTTTATACCAAAGTTTCTTAGCTGAACGTTTTCATCGTTGGCTAGATTCAAAAATAAATCTGGTTTTCTTTTAGCAAATAATAACAAATCTCTTTTAAGTTCTTTAGACTTCATATTAGAAACAGAACTTCCTTTTTCAACTCTAAGTATAGCCTCAGCTTGATCAATATCCATCTCCATTGCAGCATTAAGTGCACGCACTTCCATTTCTATGATATCTAAATCATCTTCTGCATCTTCAACAGAATCAAACTCAAAATATTTTTTATCTCTTAGTGGGTGGTATAAACTTAGTAGTTTTTGAAGAATTTGGTTTTCTTCTGGAACACTTAGTATACCATCTCTAAAAGTAATATGCCCCAACGTTACCTCACCTTTTTGCTCATCTGTAAAAGGACTGTTCATGTTAGTTGCATACCTTAATTCTCTTTGTTTAGCTTGATCTTTATCAAAATACAACAAAGGACTTTTTCTAGTATGTTTACCTGGAATCGTTAATGTTAATGGTTGTTTATTACCTTTAACAATATAGGTTCTAGGTTTTACTTCCCACTCTGGTTTAGTGGGTACTACTGGAGCAGTGATTTTTTGCACTGCTACTTTCTCTTGAGGTGCAACCTCAACTTTTTTTGCTTCAGCTGTTTTAGCCATAATATAATATAATTTAATAATTGATAAAAGTAATAATTACCCCCGTTAATATAACGAGGGTAAGAATTACATTTGAATCCTTAGATTCCTTTGAATAACACGAAGTTATTTGCAGCTTGTACTACTAAACATCTTTCAGATAAGAAGTTTACAGTCATAGCATCTAGGTCGCTAGTGAAAGCTCCACCAACAGAACCAGTTAACCAAGACTTCATACGTCTGTCATCGGCTTGTGAAGCACGGTAACGAACGTGTAAGAATGGTCGTCTGATGTTTGTTCCTAGAATCTGATCGTAAACAGTAGAAGTTCCAGCAGGAACTAACATACCTTCAATAGAAGCAGGTCCAGTCATAGCTCCACGAGTAGAAGCATCGTTTAAGTATTTCCAGTCAGTTTTGTAGAAATCGTAAGATCCTCTACGGAAACCAGAAAAACCTAAGTTTAATGCCATCTCTTCAGAGTTTTCAAATAATCCAAAAGCAGTTCCACCGCTTCCTCCAGATGAGATAGCAGCTAGCATATCGTCAAAATCAAGATTAGTGTTTCTGTTTAAGAATAACATGTTCTCTTCAATTGCTCCTTGAGTATCTAAATTTCTAAGAATATCATCAAAGTCATTTATACCGTTAGCAGCAGAGAATCCAACCTGTACATTACCTCTGTTCTCAACAGCAGCAAATAAACCTTCTGTACCAGTAACACCTGCGATTGTAGATGTAGCAGCAACTGACTCACCTTCTACAACAGACATTTCTAGGTAATCCTCAAAACGTAGTCTTGTTTCAGACTCTGCTTTTAGGTACCATAAGTATCCAGACGTTCCATCTTCAGTAGCAACTTCTACCCAACCGATCTGAGCTGTGTCAGAACCATTGATTGAATATTGAGTTCTAATGATAATTGGCTTGTTAGAAAACTGAGTAAATGCAGGAGTTATTGTTTGAATAGGGTAGTTATTACCCGCCACTGCTAATGCTCCAGTTCCAGCAATTGTAGTGTTTGTTCCTTTTGGATATTCAGAACCGTAAACAAATATCTTTACGGTGCCAACTAGTCCTTCAGTAGCTAATGTAGCAGAACCGTAAGGTAACACGTTTAATACACCTGTTGCAGTCTGTGATCCTGTTACTAAACATTTTGCCTCTCCACCAAAGTCATCCATCACTACGATAGTTTGTTGTGGAGATATAACGTTAATAATGGTTGCGGCAACTGGGATAGTAATAGTACCTGCAGCGCTGTTAAACGTACAGTTATCATATGCTACGTGTAGTCTGTTTTGTTCAGACCAGATCACTTGATCAGATGTCATTGGTAATTCAGCCCCAACCATACGTAAGAATCCAGATAGCGTACGATTTCCGTAACGCTCTACTTCTGCTTCGTAAAGTTCAGGTAGGTATTGTTGCGCGAAGTTTCCACCTGCAGCGCCGTCAAATGTTAGATAGTTATTGGCAAGCGGCTGTTGCTGCTGCGATGGTACTATCGAACCAAATTGTGGTGTTAATGCCATAATTTAAAAGTTTAATTAGTTAAATTTTCGTTTTTTAATTTTTAGTTTAGACGAATCTAATCCGCTTATTGATTTTACTTTTAACCCGTTTATAAAGACGTTTCCATCTGCAACTTGCCTAGGTTTGCCGTTACTTAAGTTTTTAGATGAGTCAACGATGTTTTTAATACCATCAGCTCTTCCTTGTTCGTAAAAATGATTAGCGATTTTATCCGAGTTCATAGCAGCATACATAGCTTTGTGATAACCAGAAGGATCTGTCACGGCTCCCTTTTTGTCTACAAATTTTGAAACAAAACTGTTTACATTGAGCTGTGATTTACCTACTTCAGATGGGTTTTGTAGCTTGTATCTAAACTTCTTTTCTCCTAAACTGAAATCAAAACCTTTGAAATCATCGTTAAAAATTTGTTCAGTTTGCGCTTTAAAATCCTGCTGAAGAGTCTTCGCATTCTCTTCTTGCTGCTTGTATCTATTGAAAAAGTCCGTAGCTTTTTGCTGATCTTGGGTAGCACCAGGTCTCAACTTGATTTCCTGATAGTATTTATCCTTCATAGCATCAAGCTCCTTACGGGCTTTAGCAACTTCTTCCTTGAAAGCCAATTTCTTTTTTCTAATATCTCTTGGCTCGTCAAGATCCTCATCGTAAGAAAAATTGTCTTCCATAAGAAAATCAACTTCTTCTTTATCAAGATGAGGTTTAGTCTGTTTGTAATACTCGTTGAGTAGTACTTTTTCGTTTACGTTAGAGTAGTCATGGTTAAGTCTTACATAATCCTCTATTGTTCCACCTGTCTGAGACATAAAGTCTACAAGTGATTGTATGTTTTCAGGCAATGCTTTGCCTTGGGTAACTTGATCTTTAACAGCTTGCTCTGCTTCTTCGTAGAGCTCTGTTGTTTTTTCATCTACCTCTTCTTCAGTTATTTCCTGTATAGGGCTTTCTAATTCTTCTTTGGTGTCCCGTACTTCTTCAGCCACTTCTTTGCTGTCGCCACTGTCTTTGGACTCTTCGATAATAACATCGCTATCATCTGTCTTTTGTGTTTGAACGGCATCTGTTTCTTTTTTTTCTGTTAAATCAACCTTTATAACATCTGGTACAACTTCTCCTTGTGCTTCGGGTTTTGATAAATCAACCTTAACTGGTTCATTGTTTGATGTATCGGAAAATTTCTTCGGTGATTTTCTTTTACCTTTTAAAGAAAACTCCCCTTCTTGTTTGACCTCTACGGCCGCTTTTACTTCTGACATAATATAATATTATAAAATTAAAAATTATTTAGGACCAAAGGCTTCTAAGCCGAAGTCACCTAAACTATCGTTAGTAGATTCAAAGTCGATAGGAGTTCCATCGTTTTGTCTCTGCTGTATCATTTGTGATTGCTGTGTTCCTATTATTCTAGCTCTTTTATCTTTTCTATCTTCAATATCACCTTCTTTACCTTTCTCTCCATTGAATCTTTCTTTAGCTAATTGAACATTGTAATTAAACTCCTCAGCCATAAGCTCTCTTTTTATAGCTGCTTCAGCTTGCATTCGCTGTATTTCAAATTGAGACTTAGCTTGCTCCAACTGCATTTTTTGATCAGTTAGTACTTGTTGCTTTTGAGTTTCAGCCATAGCTGTTTGTTCAGCTAGTTGACCGTTTGCTTGAGCTTGAGCTTGCATGTTAGCCTGTGATGCTTTTTGATCTCTCTCTTGTTTTAGTCTACGTTTTTGCTTAAGCATTTGATTAGCTAGTTTCAAATTACGTATTTGCCTAAGGTCAATAGCATCTTCTAAATCAATACCACCGGTTTGTAAGGCAACCTGTATGTTTTGTTCAAGTTGTGCTTTTTCCTCTTCGTCAGGTTCTAAGTCTAGGAATATACCAAAGTCATGTAAGTTTAAATTAGATATCTCTGATAATGTCTGAACGTTAAACGTTGATATAGAATTCTTTAGTGCTTCAGCTGTTAGTGGAAATCTAACTACATCAGCTAGCTTTTTAGATATATTCTCACATAATCTCAATGTCAAGTATAGACTAGCGTCGTTAATATGTTTAGTAGCTATATTTGATTGTTGTGCAGCTATTTTTTGTAGCCCAACCAACGTGTCTCTATCAGGTAAACTACCATCTCTAGCTTCGTTAAGACCTGTTACGTCTCTAATCATTTGAACATAATAGTTATATGTGCTCGTTAACGCGGCTATCTTTCCTTGTCCTGAGGAAGATGATAATTCTTGAACCGGTACTTTACCTGCATTCATTGCCCCGTCTTGAGTTAGCGATCTACCAACAACAGATCCAGTCTGAAAGTACATGTTAAGCGCCTCTGCTGGGTTATAGTTAGTACCATTACCTAGATCAACTTCAGCTAAACCATCCATATCCAAGAACACACCATCTGGTACCATTCTTGAGATTACCTGCTGAAGCTTTAGATGTGTCAATTGAATCATGTCTGCAAAGCCTATAGTTTTACTAACGATTGATTCTATTCTACCTTTGTAAATTCTAGGCGCACATATAGTGTAATTCATTTCCACTTTAGTAGTGTCAGCCATTGGCCTGGTCATGTTCTCTGCCATTCTCCAGTCTAGCATCATGTTTGTTCCTAGCACCTTAACACCTTCAAATAAAACCTCTATGCTTCTTGAAACTCTGTCAAACTTGTCACTAGGTGGTGGATTAAAAGCGTCTGTTTTTTCTAGTACTTTTTCTAAACCTTGATCCGTTTGCTTTAACTTGAACACTTGATCCATATATGTCTTATATTCAAAATATAAAACCTGTACTGTGTTTTCATCATATGCACCCCAGTTGTTTATGTAGTTTTGGTTGCTATATGATTTTTGTATTTTAGTTAATTCCTCGTCTGATATGTGAGGAAATTGTTGTTTAATCTCTGCTATAGTAACCGCTTTAACTTCTCCAACATAGTATACATCTTCGAAGTTTGGGTCTTCTGTATATGAATGAATCATATAAGCAGGATCAACATAATCTAAAGTTATACCTTCTGATATGTTAAAGTTTGTTTTTGCTGCCGCTATACCTAATGTTACAAGATCATAGTTTAACCTACGTTTTAATAACTCAAACTTATTCTTGTCTAAGGTCTGAGTTATAGCTTCTTCTTCTGCTATTTCTATAGCTTGCTTGTAAGATAGTTGTAAATGCAACTCCATCTCTTCCATTGTTTTAGGAAGATCCATTGGTGGTATATTTGTTTTAGATATATCTTGACCTGTAGTTCTTTTTACTTCTTGTATTATATCTTGACCAAACATATCCATAGCTAAACCAGAGGCATAGTCTGTTCTTTTCTTTATAGACGCTGGATCATTAGCATAAGCTTTAATGTCATAATCTTTGTTGGATATACCATTGGTTAGTATATCTACAAACTTAGATAGTATAGGAACTGGCTTCCAGTCTAAGTTCAAATAAGACAAATCACCGTTTATAGATAATTCATCTTTATATTTTTGTGTTGATTGCTCTCCTCTAGCATAAAGTCTACGCGTGTGGTAGTTATTAAAAGAAGTTAGATATCTATTCCCATTAGTTCTACCTTGTGCAAACCACTCTGACTGTATAGCGTCAGCAACCTGCGAACCATACTTGAGGCTTAATTTTTCCTCCAAAGGTACTACCTGATTGGGAAACGCACTGTTAGCATTATAATTTATATTCATTTACTTTATAATTTTAGAAGCAATACCGGTGTTATCATATTTTTTTATACCTAAATTATAAGATATAATTTCTCTTTTTGGTATGGGTCTATATCTATTTTTATTGCAAGCCATCAACGCTAGTCCAGAACTGATAGATGCATCATGCTTTGTTCTGTTGTTTATGTTGAATCTACTCCAGTCATTTAATGTTTTTTGAAAATACATATCACCATAACCTCTTTCTTGTAAACCTATAAAGTTTTCTATGTATGTCTCTATGGCAGCAGCGTGGGCTTGCTTGATATCCTCACTTGAGTTTGGTATACCACCAATATCTCTTTCGGTAACAGAAAGCTTATTGTATAGCTTGTCTGGTCTGTTCATTGAAAAACCTCTATATCCTCTACGTTTAAAATGATATAGCAATCTAGGTTTATTATTTTCACATAATATAGGCATTCCATAAAATACGCAAGCCATTAAAACATCTTCAAAAAATATCTCAGCTGTTTGGGGTCTTGCAATGTATTCTAAAAAAAAGTGATTAGGCGGCACGTCTAGCATGCTAAAGCTGGTTAAACCATGGAGAGCTCCGTTGGAACCTCTATTATCAACCGTGCCCGATATGTCATAACTGTCACAACCAAAAGCTCCTAAGCCGTCATTACCTGGATACTTAACACCGTTCTTTACTATTACACGATTTTGAAGGTTTTCAGGCGGAACCCAAGTAACTAAAAATCTACCACTATTATTTGGAACAAATATAACGCTAGTATCTTTAATGCCATCTCTCCATTGAAAACTACCTTTAGTAACTAGAGAGCTATGCTTTAAGTCGCCATTGAAATCTATTTGCTCGTATATTTTTGTTAAATTAAATAAAGACTGCTTTGCTTCGTCTCTAAACGCATGGTCTTCTGTCCTTGGAAATTGTCTGTAAAATTCATTTAAAGCGTCTTGATCTCCTTTTAAACCATCAACTTCGTTTTGCCAGTATTCTATAACGCCAAAGTCTATAACATCTCCTTGTGGTCCTACAACTTCTTCTTCTGGTGTATCGAATACAGGTGTGCCATAAGAATCAATGTATCCCTCGTAGTTCCATTCCATAGGTATGAACAAAGAATAGAGTCCTGAGCGAGTCTGTCCGTTGCGGTTTCTTTTTTTAACGTCTGAATCATAGTAAAGTTTTTTAAAGTTTTCACCACCTTTATCTAAAGCGTTTGAGGTTGACCCCATCATGCACTTGCCTATAACTCTACTACCTAATCTTAGTGTTGTTTTCGTAACCCTCCAGTTGTTGAGGATGTTGTTCGGCCTTTCCCATTTACCCGATTCGTCGTGGACGAGGAGTTTGAGTTTCTCACCATCGTACGAGTTGTCGCCTGTATTCTTCCAGTCGATTGTGGTATCAAGACCTGTGATCTCTTTGACCGTTTGGTTTGAGTCAAGTTTCTTACGTGTAAACTTTGAGGCGGGGACTCTGTATGCGAGCTCGGTTTTTGGCCTGTCCATACCGTCCTGTATTGGTTTGAAGAAGAATGGGTAATTAACCGATATTGGGACAACCTTATCTGTGAACATCGATTTAGCATCGGGACCCGATTTGGACAATATTCCGTACCGTGAATCCGAGGATATAGTTGCAAGATTGACGGTCTCAGCCGAGGACATAAAGGAAAACCCTGATCTACGGTTTTTAAGATAACACATTCCATAAGACCGCTTGTCGGCCTTGCATGCCTCCCAGAATATAAAGAATAATCTATTTGCTTCTCGAAAGTCTGGCTTCCCAACATCAATTTTGGACCACTGCAGGTACATAAAGTGAGTACCAGTAATGTAAGTATCCAGATCCTTATTATTGAACCAAAAACCTTGCTCTCTCCTAGTAAACTCTTTATCGATGTAATCATACCATTTTTCTTTGAAATCTATTGGGTAATTCTCCCAGTCAAATATTGTTTTTATTTTCTTTAACTCATTCGGTAATTCTGTTCTTTCCCAAGACCCTGACTTAAACTCAACAACATCTTTAGGTTTAGGTAACGCAATCTTTAGGTTTTGTATATCGTATATTTCTCCTATCTCACCCGTCTTGCTTATAACAACAACGTCGTGTTCTTTATTATAACCGTACTCCCACTTCTTATACCTGTTATTCTTTTTTATTATATGAGGCTTGATATGATCCTCTGCTATTTTAAATAAACTTTGAGTATACATTATCTAGACCTCCCCTCTGCAAAGCCTTTAAAAGTTTTTTCTTTACTTTCTCTAGGCTTTTCGTTTAGTATAGCTTCCTCCTCTTGAATCCTTTGTAATATTTCAAAAGCATCGAATATAGCTAATTTCTTAGTAGCCGCCGCATTTTTTAATCTGTCTGCTGATATATCATCGTCGGAATCAACAATAGCTTCTTTAGCTACCTTTATTAATTCTTCAACGGCTTTATGCCCAGCTAGGATTATATTCTTCTTCGTCTTCTTTATATCCATGTTCCAATAAAATATCATTTGATTTCATACAATATAAACGTTCACCATCTATATTAAACTCCCATTCAGACCCAGCTTTAAATGTCACCATATGTCCTGGGGTTATTCCTAGCTCTTCTAAGGAGCTATTACCTATTTTTAGTATACCAATATTGTTTGCTTCTTTATTGTTCATTAGAAGCTCTGTTTCTTTAATTGGTATTATAAAACAACGGTCGTTAATAGATCGCCATTTATCTTTTCTTTTATATAGGTATACTTGGTCAACACTAGCAAAATACAAATCATCTTTAAAATAAGACCTGCTGTTTGTTTGCTTTCCTTGCATATTGTAGAATCTTCTAAAAACATTCTGATGTATTACAACTATATCACCCTGTTTAACAGGTGTTGCAATAGCGAGAGGCGTTGATACTACTTCAGCAAATCTATTTACAAACTTCCAACCTTCTATTTTAGTGTTTAAAACTAATTCAGTGTCTCCTATTTTTTTTGTATTTGCATATCTATCACCTATCGGCTTAACGATAAAATCATATACACTTTTCATTAGTACTTTATATCATACTCTATAGATATAGCCATGTTAGAATTAAATTTCTTCCATGGCAATACCTCGTCGTTTTTCTTAATGTAAATGTTATATGATGAATCTTCATCTTCTAATAGAATGTGAGATATAGTGTGACCACCATAGACCTCTTGACCTACAGAATAGTGCATAGCGTCATTTTTATAATCAGCACCTATGCTAATTTTCCTTATGACATTATCCATCTTTCTCTACTTTAGTACATGAACCGTCTTCTAAGCTAATGTTGACAGCCCCGTATTTTCCTTCAAGATCACTTTTTGTATCTTCTATATTTTTATTTAATTCGGCTACTTTATGAAGCAGTCCGTGCTTTTGAGTTTCTAGAACACCAATGCCAGTTAACATCTCGTTTAATGTTTTTTGTTGTTCTACTATTTTCTCTAATTCTTTCTTTGTTATTTTATTTACTTTTTTCATTTTATTTAATTTAATTTAATTACTATTTTTTTTACTAATTTATATGTTCCTAGTAAAGACCAGGTGGTAAACACCAAACCTAAAAAACTCATTGGGTTTAAGTAAAGATTGGTACTTGTGTCTGTTAAGTCAAAATACCAAACTGACCACAAAGTGACTGCTAGTAATAATGTTAATATTTTCATTTGATTTAATTTAATTATTTGTTTTTTCTATTTTTTTAGCTTTCTCCCAGCTACGGCCTACAAAATAAGCACCATATACTGTTACTAAAAGAGTTTGAAATATTGGTATGTATTCGTCTGCTATCTTAAAATCACCTGTATTTCCATCAAAAAAGGCACATACAGTAAATATAACAGTTAAATACACAAGAACCATAGGGCGTATATTTTTAGAGAGCACACTGTCTGATGCCATATCTGACTTCCACCTTTCGGTTACTTGCGATTGGGCTTCACTGTCAGCTTTCTCTAAGATCTCAACCATTAGCCTTTTGGCCTCAAGCTTTTCTTCCTTGGTAGTTGTAAGCTTATCAATGACGTTACCAACTTCGCTGATAACGCCACCTGTAAGCCATTGAATTATCTTGTCCAATGTTATTTATTTAATTTAATTTCTAATACTTCTTTCCCATTTGGAAAAATATAGTCATACCCTGGATACATAATAGTAGCATAACCTCTGTCGTCAATACCTAAAACTTTACTCTCAACACCTTTCATGGTAATTTTATTACCAGCTATTAAGTTAGTTTTTTTATTTACGTCAGGACTATTTTTTAAATACCCTTTATTTGAATACACTATCTTCCTCTTTTATTTCTGTTCTTTATTCTTTGTTTTGCAAGTTCTGTTTGCTCGTTATTGTAGTTTGTTGTTTCACCTACTCTCGCATTTCCCTTGCCATCATCATCAAGATAATCAGCAAGAGTACCAAATGTTTTACCTTCTTTAGCAAGTTTCCTTGATTCGTCGAAGTGCATGTTTTCAGTCTGTTTTTGAGTTCTAGCAAAGCGATTGAGACCTCCGTCGTCTGACCCAATAACAGGTATCATATCTGCCAATTGCGTTCCAAGGTCACCTGCACCTCTAGATATAGTTCTACCTAGTTTTGAAAAGAAACCTTGAGCAGGTCCCTCTCCCATATATTTTGAAGCTCCTCCATAGCTCATTACGTCCATTGCTTTCATAGCTCCTTTATCGTAGCCGCTAGCTCGTCCAGGTCCAAACTTTTGAGCATAACCCATTTTACCAGCTCCTTCTTTTGCTTGATTTCTCGCCATTTCTTTTGCAGGCGCACTCGGTTTCTTTGCGGAATAACTTCCGCCGTCTTGATTTGTTTTCATGTTTCTATTTTTATTTTTATATTATTTTTTTTCAGCGGCATACGCTGCTTTTTCCCAAGGACCTTTACCTGCTTGCATAACAGAGTAGTCATATTCTTTTCCTTTGAACATCACTTTACCTGCACCAACATTGTAATCTAGTTCACCGTTTTTAAATTGGTCAACGTGTACTTGTTCGTGTGCTATGGTATTGTCTAGTTCTTTTTTACTAGAATTTTTAACAGCATCTTCGTTTAAAATAATAACTCCATTTTTAGGTGTTCTCGCAAATACAGGATCATCACCCATATCTCTTTCGAACACAGATGTACTCATTTTATTGAGATTAAAAAAAGGTTTTATATTAAATGCCATTCTTGTTTATATAAGGAAATTTGTTATTGAACCACTCTTGCCTGTTATTGCAACCACAATTAATATTAAGCCCGTCAGAGACAATGTCAACGACGTGCTTAATACCTGTTTTGTGTGTGAAGTTAGCTATGCTATCTCCTAGTCCTTTAGGTTTCATTTACTATATAGAGTTGCTTGAAGCAAATGAAGCTTGTACAAAGTACATTTGGCTATCATCGCCTCTTACACCAGTACCATCTAAACTTAATTGAACTTGTGAAGAAACTCCACCTGGGTTAGCAGTTAATGCTCTGTTTACAGCTTGTGAAGGCATGTTCTGATATACAGAAGGTACCACTGGAGCAACGATCGCTACAGCGCCAGAAACTGGACTTGAATCTACGTTTGTT